AATGCTAGAACAAATAATAAGTTAAATGTAAAAAATATTATAGATTTTATAAAAACACAACGAAATAGTAAAAAAACTACTGATATTCGTCATTTTAAGAGTTAGGTTTTACTCATTAAATTATTAACTTCATTGTCAATTTCATCTAATACTGCTTGGTCATCAGCACTTAATGTTGTTGATTCAGATTCAATAAGTTTTGTAATAGTATCTATAATTTTATCTATAGAACTGGGTACTGTTTCAATACCGTCTGTAGATGTTGAAAGAATAGATGATTTTGCATCAGTTTTCTTTTCAGCTACGAATTTAGACATGTGTTCACATTCTATAACAAAATCGTATAATTCACAATGACAATCATATTTACTTGGGAAACTATTATTACTAATAACTTTATGTAAAAATGTAAGTGGTGCTTGAGGATTAAAAACAACATCTCCAACTGAGTTGAAAATATACATGGGGTTTTTCACATATAAGGCATATAAAACATACATTTCAAAAATATATGGAACTCGATAGTTACCTTTTTTACATGAATGACAATCCGCCTTATACACAATATTTCTGATAATAACATTAAAAAGTTTCTTCCTTTCCTCTGTAACCTTTAAACATTTGTCTTTAGTTGAAAGTGTAGTAATAATATTTGTAAATTCATTAGTTGAAAATAATGAGTTGTTCCAATATAAATCGTATACTGCAATATCTACAAATTTTCCAAGAACTTCTTCAAGGAATGTATCAGTATCCATTCTTAATTAAAATGCCTAAATATATTTTATTTGTTTAAAGAGGCGTGTAACATTTTTTTTGAAAATCGTAAATTTTAAAATAGGGTATGTATTTAATATGTCCGTAGGACAACACACGAAAATAAGTGCGATAATATATCTAACTCAAACACTAAAAAAAGAAATAGATGAATCGGGTTTGCAGGATCCACTTCTAATAAGATTGACTACAATTTTAAATTATACAGCAATAGTTCTTTATAAAATTAGAGGTGGTCAAACAAGTCAAAGTGTTCCTCTTCATTTAACAGTTATACTTCGTTTACTTGTAACATTAAAACAAATTTATAGAGATGGTATAATTTATAGTGAAGCCGAATATCATAAATATTTAAAATGCCATTATCCAGATGTATATAATGCAGTAATAACCAAGAAAATAGATGCACAGACGGCATATAAGTGGTGCTCTGAAAATTGTGATAAATATAGAGAGTTTTCTTGTAAACTGACCGATTTAGTGTCAGCTGAAGATTATTATAAATTAAGAAATGTAGCAACAATTAATGAAGAGCAAGTATTTGTTAGAGAACTGGTAAGAATTATTGCAAGATATAAAGCGGCGGCAGTAATAATAAATTCATTAAATCAACATATTATAAATTTAAAAGAGCAAATAGAAAGATTAAAAGAAGAAAAACAAAGTTTAGGCGATACTCTATTTGATGCTACTAAGACTGGTGGAATAATCGAATTTTCTATAATAACACCTATCCCACCAGATATAGAACAAGAACATGTACCAATTATATCTGTTGATGGTAATGGAACTGGTTGTAAAATAAATATAGAAAATGGAACAATACAAATTGTAGAAAGAGGAATTGGATACAAAATTAGTGAAGTGGTATATTTTGAAATAGTTTTATCTGATGTAGCTTTGAGAAGTTTAAATTTAGGTTCAAGTTCATTAATACGCTTTGTATATAGTGAAGTTAATAGTTCTGTATCCGCAAAATACTATTTGAAAGTAACTGATGTTCAATCAACCGATGCTATGTTGGCAACTAAAATTACTCTTAGTGAAATTACATTCACTGTACCTGTATGGACGCGTATATACAGTAATATTTCACCCGGTGAATTCGATATGAATAAATTGTTACAATTGAAACAAGATATTACTGATTATGATGTTCAATATGCAATTCTAAAATATGGCCGAACAACTGATAATAATAATGACGATTTTGATTTATCATTAATTTAATCAGAAATTATTTCATTGCGCGGCTCGGCACCGGCGTCCTCGGCGGCCGGCGTGTCTTCGTGTGCACTGGTTTCAGTAGAAGTAGTTGTAAAAGCCGTGGGCTTAATATTATACTGTATTTTTTGTAAGTCAATCTTTGAATCTTTCAAAATTAACATCAAAAAGGCACTTTCATTTTTAATTTCATGAGCAAATAGAATAGCATTGTTTCTATCAAAGAAAGCTGGAAAATTATATAACTTCTTAAGTTCTTCATAAGATTTTGAAGAATTGAGAACATCCATAATTGATTTTTCACAATTCTTCAGATTTTTTAGGATACGTAACTTATCGGGCGCATTTTGACAAAGTTGTTCGGTTCTTTTATATATTGAATCAAATTCTTCCATATTTATGTAAAATGCGATTAAACTTAAATAGTCTAAGACTCTGCGCAAGTTCATGTTGAGAAATAGATACAAATTTCAAATATAACAAAATTCAAAAATGTCTAAATTAAATTCATATAAATTTAAAATTTCCGCACGTTTTTTTATGTGTAAGAAAATAAATGACTAACTATCTTCAACCCACTGCTATTCCCTTGACGGCTTTAACCTTTACTAAGATTGATGTAGGCAGTGGTACAGGTACTTTTACCGCAGCATCTTTTGCGATTGAAGATTATGGAACTTTAACGAATGTTATAATTAGTGTACAACGTACTGCAAAAAAAATGACATATACTTGCTCTGGTGGAGCAGCAGCTTTCACATCAAATAATAATTTACTGGGGTCAGACAGTGGTTATTCACATGCAACTTTGATAGAAGATGTTACAAATTATCATGCGAACTTTACGAACGGTTCAAGACCTCCAGCTGAAATATTGATGGGAACTATTTTTAACATGATGGTTCGTACTATTTTCCAAGAATCTGGGTCAACAATTGTTACAACAGGCCTTGATTTCACTCAAGTTACTAGTCGACAAACAAATGTATTTTTCTATGATGCTAATGAATCAACCGATGACGCAACAGAAGGTTTACCTGCTGATGTTATTACTCAAACAATTGCTAAATTTAATGCGGGTCAAATAGGTGACGGAACTGATTGGACTGATGAGATGGCATATTGGTCATACAGAACCGCAAGTGGGGGTGACCCTGGTGTTGAAAGTGAAAATGTTACTTTGTCACCAGGTGATAAGATTCATGTTCAATATTCACTTGCATGTGCTTTTGTTGGTGGAGGTGATGGTGCTGAAGCTACGGCACTTGCAGATGCGGATGCGCTATCCAGTACTGGTACAAACGTTGCTTTTGCGGGTACAAACTTTGCGAACGCAGATGTAACTATTAAGTTTATTCTTTCATGGGTTGTTGCCTAAATAGTTTAAATTGGTTTAGCCGATTTATTGTTATTTAAATATTCTCTGGATTTAATATTAAATCCAAAATTTGTTTGAATAGAAAGATTCATAATTTTACCACTATTGACTGCTATTGAATACGTGTCCGCGCCGCCGGTCCCGTTGCCAAGATTAAACTGTGTGGGAATTGTGGTGCCAGGATACGACGATAGATAATAGACATTTTCCTTTTCAATTTCTATCTTTCGAAGCGAATAAGAGTGTGAAACTATAGTATGTTCTTTACTATATAAAAAGGTTTTAAGTCGATTTAATCCGTCTATGTCTGCGTCATCACCGTTCCTTTTTTTGGGTATACCTCCAACAGTATGAAAATCTATATTATCAAATTTTATTCTATGCCCAGAATATAAACTGTCTGGAGTCCAGGCGGCCTCATTAAGGGGATTCGAAGATACATTAGGTTTCATAACGATACTGATGGTATCTTGGTTTTCCAATATATGATCTATATCAAAAATATCATTAATACCTTTAAGTGTATAACCACTTGGTGTAACAATACGAATTGACATCTTTGAAATATCAGCAACTGGTGTATCTGAATTCCAACCAACTGATGGTTTTGCACCATTTCCTTTTGTATTCATTAAATGGTAATAAACATTAGAATGACCATCCTCTTTCCAAGATTTATCTTTAATAAGTTTTACAAAAGATTTTCTACCATGATCTGATGAAGAAATATATTTACCCGAAAATTCATCAATCTGAAGATATAAATAAGGATATTTATCAATAGTGTTTTCGCTTTTAATAGTACCAGCTATTTCAATAGAATAACTTATATCAGAAAGGATTACATGTGTAAGATTAATACTAACTACGTTTTTTAATGTATTTGGTATAATAATCCCGGCATATTGAGAAAATTTGTCTTGACCAATTTGTCTGGAATTATTATCAACATCACCGAATTTAACAACAAAATCATATATAGAATCTGTTGGATTTGTATTCCAAATATTTCGATCACCACTACTTATATCCAAATCAATTTGTGTGTCTTTGAACTTGAGTTCACCTTCTGATAAGGATTTGTTAAACAACTGCGTACCATGAAGAAGTTCTGTTTCTTCTGCTGTAATTTTAGGAGTCACATCTGAGGACGGATCATTCAAAAAAGTATTTAGTTGATCATCAGCAAATTGCTGTGGTTTAGTATATTGTACAAGTTGAGGAACAACCTTTCTTAATACCTTTTTGTTAACATCTTCTATTCTATCAGTAGGAAGCCTTACACTGAACTCTTCAACCATTCCATCATAGATTAATTGCCTGGCATTGATTGATAAAGAATCTAATGCAATATTAGCTCTTTCTAACATATCATTATTCATTAAATCATAAAGCATCTCGAAATTTGTTCTATCGAAGAAACTTGACTCCATTATTATGTATTAGATATGTTTAGTCCTTATTTTATCATTTCTGTTTTTCTATCCATGTTTTATAAAGCAAAAAACTTCAACAAAAAACAAGGTGGGCGAATTAGAGTATATAAGGATGAATGGTGTAATTTAATTCATACTTCAACAATGTTGTCGATTAAAAAAAGAGGAAAGTCAAATTCAAAGTTATCAATTAGTGATGCAATACCGATTCATTCTGAAACAGTATTAAGTCCAGAAAAACTACCATCAAATCTTATTTTACATTTGAAAAAAATAAAAGGAATCGTATCTGAAGATAGTTATTCGGCTGAAGACATATTAAAATACAAACCAGAAATACCGATACCAAATCCATATGATCCGATAGGTCCAGAAGGTTTTAGTTATGTTGAGGGTTCAAAAATAGAAAATGATGAAAAAGATTATAAAGAACTATCAAATCATAAAAACACACATAATAATATTAAATTGTGTTGGTGGTGTTGTCATGATTATAGTTCAAGAAGTCTTGGTTTGCCAATAAGTAAAAATGATGATAATAGTTTTGAATGTATAGGTAATTTCTGTTCTCCAGAATGTACTTGTGCATATATAATGGATTCTGGTTCACGATATGGTGAACGTTGGAAGGAATATGAATTACTTCATGAAATGATACAAGTAAACGAAAAAATTGAACCTGCACCAAGAAGGGAGTTATTAAAAGTTTTTGGAGGTGATTTAGACATAACAGAATTTCGCAGTAATACAAATTGGAAAATTGTATATCCACCGATGGTATCTTTAAAGATGCAGATGGATGATACGCCAACAGAAAAAGAGGGTTCTCCACTATTCTTATCATCAAATACGTTAAAAATAGGTAATCTTAATTTAGAACATATTGATGAAATAATTCCAGAAAAGAGAAAGAAAAACAAGAAGTCGATTAATGTAAATGGTAGTTTAGACCGATTTTGGTCAACAGAATAAAGTTTATAAATTAGATTATAAAAGAAAAATGAAAGCTATTATTTAAATGTTTTTAAAAACAAATGGGAAAGGAAACACTAATTATTGTAGAAAGTAATGGTAAAACCAAAAAAATTGAAAAATTTACAGGTCATCAATGTATAGCATCATTTGGACATGTATTTGCTTTAAAACCAACTTTAAAATGGTTTGATCCAGAAAATATTGAACCTGAATATATTGTTCATAAAGGAAAGGAGAAAATTATTTCTAATTTGAAAGCAAAAGCAAAGGCAGCATCTCGAATAATTATAGCATCGGATCTGGATCGAGAAGGTGAAGCGATTGCGGCTCATTTGATGAAATTATTAAAATTGAATGTTAACAAAACTGAAAGAATTACATTTAATCAAATATCTGAATCAGCTCTGAAAGAAGCTATTGAAAAATCTGGAAAATTGGATAAAAATTTATATAATGCACAACAAGCCAGAGCAATAATAGATATCGTTTTTGGATTTAAAGTTTCTCCATTTCTTTCAAATCATCTAAATATTAGAGCATTATCTGCAGGAAGATGTCAATCTCCTGCGGTTAGAATGTGTATGCAAAGACAAAATGAGCAAAAAGTAGGGGAGATTAACATTAAAATTAATGCACAAAGTAATGAACTAAAAAATATTATTCATATAGAACCTATATTTTCATATGATACTTGTAAAGATGAAATTATATCTTGGTTAAAAAATTTAGTGGATCAAAAATTTAAAGTTAGTAAAGTGAAAGTTTCAAAAAAAAAAGAAACACCACCACCACCATTTATCACTTCATCATTACAACAAATGGCCTATAATCGATTTGGTTTTAATCCCAAAAAAACTATGGATATTGCTCAAAAATTATACGAAGGGGGATATATAACATATATGCGAACAGATTCAGTAACATTGTCTTCACAATTTCAAGATATGGCTACAATATGGATAAAAAAAGAATATGGTGAAGAATATGTTAGTATTAGGCAATATGGAAAAAAGAAATCGGGTGGAGTAAAAACACAAGATGCTCATGAAGCGATTAGACCAATTAAGTTAAATAACAAAACTCCCGATAACAATGAAGAACAAAAAGTATATGAATTGATAAAATTAAGAGCTGTTGCGTCTCAAATGGCACAAGCTATTTACTCTGAATCAAAATTAACTTTAGAAACAAAACGGTTTGAAAAAGAAATCGATATTTGGGAATCATTAACTCGAACTTTGATATTTCCTGGATTTACTTGTTTAAAAGGCGCGTCGGCTCAAATTGAGGACGTAACAAAAAGAAAATATAAAGTAAATGAAGAGTTGGATATTGTTAGTGTAAATGTAAAAGAACATGCAACATTACCTCCACCACCGTTTAATCCCGCAGGATTTGTTAAAATGTTAGAAAAAACCGGTATAGGAAGACCATCTACATATAGTTCAATTATAGAAAGAATACAAGAAAAAGATTATATATCTATCGGAAAAAACAAAGTTTTAGATACTGAATTAAATGAATGGACCCTTAACAACACCCAAACCGACGGCGACGACATGATTTCTGAAGGAAAATATATACAAAAAATCGGAGGACAAAGTAATGTATTTGTAGTAACAGACTTAGGACAAAAAGCGTGTGAGTTTATGGATTCAAGTCCAATAGAACCAATAGTAAATTCAGCATTTACAAGTGAACTCGAAGATAAATTGGATCTAATTGCAAAGGGTACTTTAGACTGGAAAATTGTTGTTAAAGAATTTTATTCTGAGTTACAACAAAAATTATTGTTACAGCCACCACCAAAACGCTATAATAATTCAAAAAAAGAAATTAATTGGGTTCGTATATTAGAAAAATCATCAAAAAATACGATTGGTATTATTAGAACACAATATGGTTTATGTATTGCAAAAGAATCAGAAAATCATGAGATTACTTATTCAAAAATGCCACCAAATGTTAGTCCGGAAGAATTAGATATAGAAGAAGCATTAAATATGTTTAATTATCCTTTGAATATCAAAGATAATATTGAAATTCGTATTGGTCCATATGGATGGTATGTAACAAATGGAATGAAAAATATAAGTTTAGGACAAAACAGAAATCCTCCCTCAAAAGAAGAAGCATTAAAAGCTTTAGAACAAAAACCAACTAGCGAAATAATCAAAAAAATAAGTAAAGATTGGACTTTAAGGCGTAAAAAGGATTCCTATTTCTTAATGTATTCAAAAGGAAAAAAACCAATATTCTATCCTGTCAATGAACATGATGGAGAATGGTCAGTATTACGTTGTGAAGAGATCCAAAAAAAAAATAAAAGAAGAAAATAAATATGGAGTCATGGCAGATTAAATTAATAATTACTTTTATTGCTGTTATTATTGTTTTATACAACTTATACTCGGGTATATTATCTATATTCACTACAACAAACAATAGAGTTAGACAAGGAGGGCGGTCAATTTTGTACTCAATGTAGAACGTATGTACCTGTCTGGAAATCAACCAAATAGTTATAAGGCGCTGCCCGAGGAAGGCCTTGGCGGACGAGCGCCGCGTCGTGCTTTATTTTTATTTATGAACAAGCAATTCTTTGGTGCTAGTAGGTCTATTATCAATCTTTGATATAATTTCTTTCATCATATTTTTTGCGGTATCTGATACATCCTTGGATGTACTAACTTTAATAAGTTCATCTTTCATCCATTTAGGAGTGACTGATTTTTTTGACTCTCTTGTAGTAAGTTTTAGTTCAGACTTGTCATTTAATTTCATTGCCGGAATATCGTTACTTTTCATAAATTTTTGAATTTCATTTTCAACAAGTTTTTGTGCAGTCTTTAATTCATTAATCTTCTTTTGATAAGTTTTTATTTGAGATTTGAATTCTAAATATCTTTCTACATTTCTCACCACAAGTGGATCATTTAATTCAGTTACTTCATCCGAAGATGAGGGTGTTTTTGGGGCATCCATATTTAATGTTCAACTATTATAACTTTATGTTTAAGTACTACTACAAAAATTAGACAATGTTTGTTAAAAAAAATATAATAAATCAAAGAGAAAAATATGCGAAAACGTTTTAAATTTTTATTAGCATCTTCATCAATTGGAGGATTATACATTTTATTTGAATACTATATACATAAACGTAGAACAAAACAAATAAAAGAACAAAAAAAAGTGTTATCCAAATCACCAAGTTGTGGCACTTTAGATAGACTAAAATATGATATTCTAATTGCAGAAGGAATTGAAAAAGAAGACATGTTAATAACCTTAAAAGAGTGTTTTGATGTAGATAATCCGGAAGAATTAAGTTTGGAGACTTTAACAAAAGTTTTACATGACAATCATCCTTCAAAAAAGGATACGATAATAGATGATTTTATACATAAACCATTGCCATTTACAATACAAATCACAATGAGTATAGCAAACTGGTTAACTTTTAAAATTCTTGAATCAAATTGTAATATTGATACATATGAAGGTGATTGTATTATACATAGTTTTTTCCCCAAAAAAAATATAAGAAGTGACAAATATGTGAAATATAAAAAGACATTTATTTTATTTGCTGGGTTGTCTGGTTCTGTAGTACAACTATTCAAATTAATAAATATATTAGTAAAAAACGATTATGACATACTATTACCTATGTATGGTCCTGGAGATTTATCATTAAATCATAATTTAAATCACAATCAATATGATTATTGTCATGAAATAATTAAATTTTTATTAAAACAAGATATTAGAAATGTTCACTTATTTGCATGGTCTTTGGGTGGTATAAAATATTTATGTTTTGAAAGTTTAATATTAAACGATAAAAGTTTATCCTCAAAAATAAAAATAAAGACTGTTCATCTGTTTGAACCCTTATTAACATCAAGAGCTGTAATAGATATGCATTTTACATCAAGGCGTTCTATATTCAGAACAATACAAATTGTAAATTCACGTACTAGAAAAAATAATTTTAAATACTTATTATTGAATTGTATTATGGGATATTTTATACATACAGTCTTAGGATTTGGTTGTGCTAATAGTACTGATTATTTATATCATACAGAACACAAACATAATAATATTGTGTATCCTTATGAAAGATATTTGTATATCTCTACAAATGACTTTCTATTTAATGATACTGCAGATAAACATGTAATTGAAAATAATTTTAATAAAGAAAATGTATTTAGTAGAATAGGATATCATGGTGGCTGGTTAAGAAGTAGTCAACTGGAAAAAACATTTGGTTCAATTATTTCTCAGAATTAAGTGTTTTCTTTTCTTCTCTATTTTTAGCTTCTAACTTTCGTCTAAGACGATTGCGTACTCCATTTCTTCTTCCACCCCCTCTCATAGCTTGTGCTGCTTTAAAATTAGGAAGACCCCCACCTGGTTTATTCATAGAGTCGGCACACATTTCTTCAAGAGCACTAAAATCATCATCATCATTTACTTCTTGTCCTTTTTGTTTCATAAACTCTTTGAAAATGCCTTGAACATCTTTGGATTTAAACATTTTTTTGAACTTTTTGTCTTTTTGCATTTTTTCCATCATAGTATGAACTTCTCCGATTAATTCTTCTTGATTGACATCACCAGATTCCATTTTTGTTTTAAGTTTTGATGCAACAGTTTGGACAAGATTTTTTAAACCCCCGCCTCCAACCAATTTTTGCATTACAGATGATACATCCGGAGTATTCATGTCATTAATATCGCTCATATCAAATGCTGACATGTCAATATCTTCCGCAATCTCTTTAGCAAGGGTGCCAATTTTCGTATCTTTAAACATATCATTATATTTATCAGTAGGATCCTCCCCATCACTCGTATCATCATCACTATTATCGGCACCTTGATTATCGGCACCCGCGTCGCATGCGGCATCCGGGTCTATTTCAGAATTATTATCCATCAATTTTTGTATCATTTCCATCATTTGTTCTTGAATACCATCATCATCTTTCATAAAATTTTCATTACTAAACTGTTCAAAAAAGTCTTCTAAATTACTTGATTTAGAACGAATTGTGGTTCCAATAAGAGATAGAGTTTGTAAAAATTTCCATATTGCTTCAATATTTTTGTCTTGATTAGACTTTTGAATAGTTGATTTAAAAACCGTAGATAAATCAAAATTATCAACAAATATAAACTGTTCTTCAAATACAGAATTATCCATTTTTGATATTTTATCCATGTTAGTTCCCACACATTTCATGAATTTTTGTAATGGACGAGTATCTTGTAACATATCAATTTTCTTTAAAACGGATGTTTCTTCTGGATAACATCTTTTTAAATTAGTTATAAAATCATTTAGTGTTGTGTTAAAGGTTTGGACAAGCTCCATATTTACTCTGAATATTACAATATTGATTTAATAAGCGCATATTTGTAATATTTTATTTGATATACTTAATGAAGCATACACTGCCTTTTATTGAAGTAGAAGTTTTAAGACCCAATCCAAAAGCCATTACTCTTAAATGTAAACTAAGTAAATGGAATAAAACTACATCTGTATCATATATAGCTGCTAATTCGGCAGATTATAGACAAAGTTATAGTGGTTCGGGATTACCTTTTTCTGATGCAATTAGTGCTATGGATAATACAGATAATAAAGGTACAATAAAACCATCATCAAAAGAATTTATAATTAATATGAAATTTCCAAATGCATACTACACTCATCTTGGAACAAGATTAATTTTACCACATGTACATCTATCAGTAAAACAAGATAATAAAATACAATCGACTAATATTCAACTTGGTGAAAATGCTCCTTTTAGAACTCTAACTTATCAAACAAATCCAGCTCCAAGAATATCACCCAATTTTTATAGTCGCAAAGCTATAAAAACCCCTCGCTCTCAAGAACAAATACTTAGAGATAGTGGATATTCTTTAGAAACACCACAAAATTTTTGGGGGAAAGCAGTACCACCATAAGTTAAAAACGTATAAAGTAGTTTCTTTGAATATAGTATAAAATATATATATATGATTCAATTAGAATCACATTGGAGTTTTTGGTATCATTCATCCAAAAATAGAAATTGGGATAGGGATAGTTATCAATTTTTATTTAAAACCCAATATGCAGAAGAGTTTTGGGGTATTTTTAAATTATTGACTCTAAAACACTACGAATCGGGTATTATTTTTATTATGAGAGATGATATATTTCCTGATTGGGCAAGTCCCGAAAATATTAATGGTGGGTTTATATCTATAAAAATAGATACAAAGAATAGAAATGAAAATCCCAATAATGTAATAAAAATTTCAAAAAATTGGCTTGAAAAACTTATATCTGAGACTATTACTAACGAAACAAAAATAATAACACACGGAATATCTTTAAGCCCAAAAAGCGGTCATTGTATACTAAAACTTTGGTTAAATGAAAAGATTAAAAATGTTAACGGTTTATTGTGCAGTGATCTGCCATTAGCAAATACTAATAAATTTACAGCATTTACCCATAAACATTAATAAAAATAGTTTTTTATGCCCAAAAAAAGTTTATTAGACTTTTGAAAAATCCATTAAGGTTTAAACACCTTGTGATGAGTATTTTTGATAAATATCTTCAGCATTTTTTGCAGCAAGTTTTGCTTCCTCAGTAGCTTTCATTAAAGCCTGTAAAGTTTCATTATCTATATTTTTTGTATTTGACTGCGTGTCTTCTTTTTTCAATACAGATTGTGTAGTTGGTTTAGCTTCTTCCTGCGGCTGCGCAGCGGCGGCGGCCTCCTGTGTAACTTCTGGTGGTGGTGGCGGCGTAACCTCTTCTGGGGATACTTCCTTTGGAATCTCAATTTCAGGGTTGGCTGTTTTTAAAACTTTTTCATTTGGTATTACAATTTCCTTAGTTTGTTTTGGATCTCCAGATTCAACGTCACTTTCATAATCAGTATCCTCATCTTCAGTTGCATAATCTGTATATTGAAATTGTTCCTCTTTATCATCTGTATAGAAAAGACAAAAATCAGTATCAGAAGTATCATTCTTTTTTGCTTCAGGAATTGTTACAAGACCCCGTAATACTATATCTGGATTATATCCCCTGGGTTTCATAAAAACCCCCTTTACTTCTACTAAAGGAACTACATTACAATTTTTAATAGAATCAATTGATATTAAATTCTGTTCAGCATCCATACATTGAACTTCATATGAACTCTTATTGCCTCTAGTACGTACATGTACTCTTGAGCAAAAAACATTTTCTGTATCAATAATTGGGTGATACATGTCCTTTATTATATTTGAAGGGGGTTTTGGCCTACCTGCAAAAACTCCCTTATCTTTCCACATATGTCCAAACCATTTATCGTGATTATTTACCATTTGACTTACAAGCCAAGTTTCTAATCTTGTAATAAAATTCTTAAATTCAACATGTTTTGGCTCATTATCAAGCAATGTTACACGAAAAAATCCATTTTTTGAAGCAGCTTGTATATCAAGGTTATCACCAACTCTAAATGGTGGTAATGCGAATTGTAAACTTCTTGATTCATCTCGCAAATGTTCTATAACACTTTCCCATGAACCTCCAGCTAATTCATCTCCTTTTACTAATTTAAAATCATTTAGATCGACCATATCATAATCGGGTACAAGTTCTGTATCAGAGTCATAATCTTCTTCTACATTAGATGCCATGTGAGTTGTATTTAATGATGAAAAAATATTTGTAAATTTAAACGCAGACAAAATGATAATAAGAGAAATTATACATGATTTATTACATCATACACTTGATGAAGTAAGAGAAAAACAAAATATGATGCGATTACAAACAGACCTTATTGATCCAATTATTCAATATGCTTTTGCACATTTATATCCATATATCATCGTTACCTCTATACTTTTTTTCTTTACATTTATAATTGCTGTTGCTATTCTTATCTTTATTCTAAAAGGTCAATCTTTGTAGAATTAAAACCTCATTTTCAACAGAATCCGGCTTTTTCGAATTAATTGCTCTCCTACATTTTATAATATCTATTTCATAATCATCACTTACAAGAAATGAATCTCTTACTTTTTTCGTATCTGAATTACTCATTAGAAACATAATATGTCTATTTTTCAATTCATGACACTTTCTAAATAATGAATCATGTTGTGAATCATTAAAACCACCAGATTGATAATTTACGAAAGAAGTATTATTAATTGGTACATACGGTGGGTCTAAATATACAAAATCTCCAATACCTATCTTATCCGGTATAATTTCCGCAAAATCAGATACATTAAAGTTTACTTTTTCAATCATATTGCTCATATTTTCAAGTTCTTCAAATGATATTATAGAATTTAACTTTTTATAATTACCAAAAGGCACATTAAAACCATTAGGACCAACCCTATAAACACCTCGAAAACATGTTTTATTCAAGAATATGAACATTGCTGAGCATTCCACAGAATCAAGATTTTCATCACCAATTTCATTATATTTCTTTCTTATCCAATAATAGTATGATTCTTTTGATTTAATCGCATTTTCAAAAGAAGATGGCGTTAGATTATTACTCCGACGTTTCTTTTTTGCAGACATTACAGCTAAAGCTGCATCTGATTCTTCAATTAACAAATTTCTCATTGTTGTAGAGCCGGTGATTTGGGCGTCACTTAAAGATAGCCCTCGTCTTCCTATTTCTTTTTTAAGTTCTTCCAGAGTCTTCAAAGATTTAATCGCTTTTCTATTTAGTGGTTCCCCCTCATCTATATTTGAATAAGTATTTAATAACAACCCTATCTCTTTATATAAATCTTTGTGATTATTTTTTATATTATTAAACATTCCAATTAAAACTCTATTTTTATCATAACAATATATATTACCATTTAAGGTTATCTTATTATCTCTTATCCTATCCAGAAGTTCAAATAAAACACTTCCACCGCCTAAAAATATTTCATGATAATTATTAATAATATTGGGGAATTTTTCGAATACTTCTTCAAGTATCTGAGTTTTGCCACCAACCCATTTTATTATTGGCTTCATACTTATAATTATAAACTTATAAGTTTGTAAGTTTATTCTTTCATGGGTATATTCACAGATCATTTTTCTGATATTTTTAACATAAATATAGAAGTTGGACTTTGCATATTATCATTTTTTGTATTCTTTATTTTAACCACAAAATAAATAAATATTAGAGATAGTAAAATGGCAGGTGTAAATGTAACAATAAATGCTTGGAAGAAAATGTATTCCATAATGAAGTCTTCCAAAAATAAATTTGGTTTTTTATTTTCGGCATCCACCGGTGGTTGTAACGGTTTTAATTTTAATCTAAATTTATTAGATAAATCAACTTATAAAGACCTAAATAATACAAGATTTATAAACGTTCTGACTCATGATACCGCAAAACTTTTTATAGATCCATTTAGCGAAATGCATCTATTAGGAACAACAATTGATTATGTATCAGAAGACATTCAAAATGGCAGTTTTGAAAGCAAATTTGTATTTAATATTGATAAAAAAATTGCTTCGTCATGTGGCTGTGGTACTTCATTTATGCCAAGAAATATTAGAGAATAATAAAAATTGATATACACACATTTAATATACACATAAATATACACATAAATATACACAAAAATGAACAAAAATGTTGTTAAAAAGACATATAAAGACGGAATCGATTTATAAGGAATACATGATAAATATGGTGAAATTTAAAAATACTGTAACTACAAGATTAGCCGAATTAATCAATTGGGCATTGAATCCATATAATAACGGTTTAGCATCACCTGTTAAGAAAAATGAAGAGTATACTGTCGGAATGCTTCGTAAAATTGCAAAAAAAACAGAACATGAATGGGGTAATAAAATGATAAATCAAAATAATAATGGTAACTGGACTACCTCTCTAGGAGAAAATCTTGTGAGGGATGTTCTAAGATTATTAGGTAAGAATCCAAAAAAAACTACTGGAAGGAATGGATACAAACCTGATTGGGAATGTGATGATGCAATTTATGAAGTAAAAACAAGAAATTGGACAACATCTGGAACTGCTGGAGAAAAGGTACTGGGTGTTCACTACAAATATAGTGATATTCCAATTATTTATGATAAACCGTTATATATTGTATGTGTTGCTTATCAAGAATACGAATTAACTAATGGTAATACACGAATTTTTGGAGAAGATATTTCTGAAAGAAAGAGAGAGATTCTCGAAATGGCAAAAAAAATGGATATTCATTATATTAAGTTTAGTGACCTTGTTAGTCCACTTATTACAGAAATTTGAGTATAAGTTTATAATAGAAAATATATATTATATCTCTAAAAGAAACAAAAATGAGTTTCTATAACGAAAAAGATGAAACATATAAAGAAGAATACAAAGAATGGTGTGAACAAGAATGTGATGACGGTTTAAAAAATATTGATTTTATAAACTCTTTTTTGGATAAATATGTAAAATGGATAAAAAAACAGAAAACTGTTGTAGGAATAGAGACTCGAGAATTGAAATTAAAAGATTATTTATCTTTACACAAAGAAAAAATTAGGAAACTCATTTATAATATGAGCATGTAATAGTAGCTTGATACATGATTTTTTCTTTTGTAAAATGTGTAAAAAAATGATTAAGTCTAATCTTAATAATTATTATAACATTATCATGGAGGTAATGCATGTTGTAAAACGTGATGGCACAAAAGAAACGGTATCTTTTGATAAAGTATCAAATAGGTTAGGTAAGTTAGTTAAGGGAGATGGAAAACAAAAAGAGTTAAAAGTTGATTATATCGCTTTAGCTCAGAAAGTTTGTGGAGATATGTATTCCGGTGTACGCACATATGAATTGGACGAATTATCAGCACAAACATGTGCGGGATTAATCACTGAATGTGTAGATTATGGTGTTCTTGCAAGTCGTTTGGCAATTTCAAATCATCACAAAAGAACTTCACCTTCATTTAGCGAAACAATTCAAATTTTGTATGAAAGTACAAACAAACTTGGAAAAAGGGTACAACTTGTTACAAA